TTGCTACTGATATAGATGTACTAGCCATTAATTAAATTGTCCTCCTCCTGAACTTCCTGTGTAGTATGATGAAGTTAAAGTAAATACTCTATCTGCTGTTTGACCTTCTGCATCTGTTGCTCTTAGTGTAAATGTATATAATGTAGCAGTAGTTGAACTACCACCGAAATCTGTTGTTGTTATTGCACCTGTAGAACTATTTAATGCACAGTTTGCTTGACCTGAACCTGAACCTATAAGAACTGCAGGAGATGAAACTTCTGAATAAGTAATGGCTGAATCTGATGTTGCTGCAACTGTTGCTACAGTACCAGAAAAATTACCAGATATAGTTCCTAAAGAACCTGCTGATGTTGTCCATGTAGGAGCTGTACTTGCAGTTATAATTGCATTAGTACTTCTTCCTGCATTACCATCATTATTTTCTACTCTAACATAATAAGCACCAGTAGCTAATGTAGCTGTTACTGATAAAGCTGTTGCACTTGTAAATGATACAGCACCAGCTCTTGTAATAGCTCCTGTATCTGATTTAATAAATTCTACTATTGGTATTGATACAAAACCTGTACCTGTAATATTAAATGTTTGTGATGTAGCTGGAGCAATTGTTTGTGATACATTTGCAACTGTAGGTTTAGCTTCTACTGCATCAACCCAACTTAATTGATTGTTTGCATTTCCATTAGTAGCAAGTACTTGTCCATTACTTCCAACACTTGTTGGTAAAACTAAATTATAACTTTGTCCTGCAGAATGTGCAGGTCCAGTTATAGAAACTCCATGACTATTTTGAGAACAGTTTAAAGTAAGTTTACCATCAGCACTAGAACCATCACCTTTAATTACTAATCCAGGTGTAAATTCTGTTTTAACATTAGTTACAGCATCAGTAGCTAGTTTTGGTTCTGTAACAATACCATTATCTAAATCTGCTGCTGTTATTGCTGCGTTAGCAGGTGTTCTTCCCACATATGCCATAGTATATTATTTCCTTATTATGCTGAGATAGTATCTACAACACTTGTAATTATATCAACAGAGTTTGCAGCAGAAGCATAAGCTTCAACTGAATCTCCAGTTTGTAATACAACTTTAGAGCCACCATCAATTAATTCTAAAGAACCACCTGTAGGGATAGGTGCATCTTTAATAATAAAATAAGTGTCACTTCCATTTTTTACATAAACAGAAATATTAACTGAAGTACCTGCAGTATTCGCACATCTAATACCAATGATTGCATCATCAGAATTAGCTGCTGCTCTCAATACTGTAGGAGACCCTGAGTTATTTGATATGTTTTCTTTTAGTGTTCTTTCAAAATCTTGTGCCATAGAATTATCCTAATTATAACATTTTTTTATCTTATTGTCAACACAAACTAGAGTGCAATTGCCATTGCCACAGCAAAACCTGCACCAGCTTTTGTGTCTATTTGAGTTTGAATAGCACTTGTCACACCATTCAAATATCCAAATTCTGTATTATCTACTGAACCATCATGTATTAGATTAGCATTTAATCTATTAGATGAATCAATAGTAGCTTGTTTAGCATCTAATTGAGTTTGAGCATTAGATGATAAACTATTAATATATTGAAATTCTGTACTTGTTACTGACCCATCAGCTATTTTAGTAGCATCAATTCCTGAAGCTAATGTTGTAACACCTTCTTTATTAGAAGTTATTGCACCACTTATAGCTTTGTTTTTCCATTTACTTGCTGAGTTATCATATATAAAATAATTAGCATCTGCTAAACCAGAAAGTGTAACATCTGTCATTTCACTTAATTGGTCTCTAGCAGCTTGAGAATTATCTACATAAGCTGTAGTTGCAAGTTTAGTTGAGTTATCTCCTGCTGATTGAGTAGGAGCTGTAGGGTTTCCAGTTAAAGCTGGAGAAGCTAAAGGAGCTTTTAAATCTATTTGGTCTTGAGCATTACTTGATAAAGAATTAATATATTGAAACTCTGCACTTGTAACAGAACCATCTGCAATTTTAGTTGCATCAATAGCTGCTGCTGATTTAATATTTGCATTTTCAATATTAGTAATATTATTACCAGTACCATCTGCATCTATAGTTTTATTTGTAAATGTATTTGTACTTGCTGCTGAAACTTCTGCATTTAAAGTTACTGAACCAGATGTACCACCACCAGATAAACCTGTACCTGCAACAACTGCAGTAATATCTCCAGTAGGTACTGTAGCTACTTGAGTATCAACATATGCTTTAATTGATTGTTGTGAAGCAACTGCTGTAGCAGAATTAGATGACATATTATCTTCATCTTTAAATGCTGTACCACTAATTGCTGTATTAATAACTGGGCTTGTTAAAGTTGGAGTACTTAAAGTTTTATTTTCAAGAGTATCTGTAGAAGTTCTTGCAACTAAAGTATCTGCTCCAGAAGGAATTGTAACTGTTCCACCATTTGTAATTGAAGCAATAGTTGGAGTAGTTAAAGTTTTATTTGTTAAAGTTTGTGCTGTAGTTTTATCAACAACAACTCCTGTATCAATTGCAAAAGTCATTGTTTGTGCAGAACCTGTAGTATTAATACCAGTTCCACCAGTTAATGATAATGATTGTGAATCTAAATCAATTGATTGAGAACCACCACTATCACCAGAAAAATCTAAATCTGAACCACCTACTTGTGCATCAACATAAGTTTTAATTGCTTTAGCTGAAGCTACTGTATTATCACTTCCTGAAACAGATGATAAATCTGTATCAACATCTGTTATAGCTGTAGCACTTCCAATTACTAAACCATCTAAAGTTACATTACCATCAAAGTAAGCATCTTTAAATTGTAAAGTTGAAGTACCTAAATCAATATCATTAGTAGTAGTAGGTACAATTTTACCATCTTGTATTTTAAGTTGTTCTACTGAACTACCACTTACATTAACATTAAATTCTAAATGATGATTAGTACTATCTATAAGAATTTTGTTTAAAGGAGTTGCAACACCTGAGTCACCAATCAATGCAATTACTGGACCATTAGCTGCAGTACCATCATGTTTGTGTCCTGCAACATTTCCTGAACCATTATTAAATGCAGATACTAAAGCATCAAATTCATTATTTAAATCTACTGCATTAATTGTAAGTGTATCTGCTATTTCTGCTGAACTCTGTCGTACATATCCTGCCATATTATCTTCTTCCTCCTGCTATAAATGAAATGAATAAACCATTAACTGCATATGCAGCATTTTTATCATTACTAAAAAATCTAAAATTATTTGAAAAACCACTTCCTGTTACAATCATTCTTTTACTTGGTAATGTTACTGCACCATAAGTAGCTGTTCCATAGACTGCATTTCCAAATAAAGAAGTAGCAGCTAAAGAACCTACATTAACTGCACCAGGTTGAGGTACATCTGTAGATTCAAAATCATATCTAATTCTCATTTTTAAATCAGGTTGAGTTCCTTCTGGTTTAATGTTTGCTTTAACTGCATACAAACTTTTTCTTAAACCATTATCACCATAATCCATATCTGGTGTTTGAAACTTAGCATCTATATTACTACCTTCAAAGTCATTACCTTTATCTAGTTCATAGATGTAACCAGTTTCATTTGCACTAAATTTTACTTCTTCGTTTTGAGGATTTAATTCTGAAGTACAGAATTTTACATCCATACCTTTTGATTCACTCCATTCAAAAGCAGGAACTCCATTTGCATCAAATTTAAAAGTTCCTATAATTCCTAATTGTCCTGACTGTCCTTGTCCTGACTTATGGTAAAATAATCTGTACTGACTTCTTTCTCTAATTACCATACTAGAAATAGTATATTGTTGAATATTAGATAGTAGATTATTTATTAAAGGTAATATTTTTCTACTAATAGAACCAATTTCAACATCATCAATTCTAGCTGTACCAGCAACTGTTCTTAATCCATCAGGTGCTAAGAAGATTAAATCTCCACCTATCTCCTGAATTGAATTACCATTTACACAACCTATATTTTTGGTTATAGACTTAAGTATAGGGGTAGAATCAAGACTTGTCAACTCAAAGATACTATTTTTACAGAATATAATTAAGCTATTTCTAAAGACTTTTATACCTACAATAGTATCTCCAACATCTATTTCACCTGCTGAAGCTCCTTCAAAGTCATATGGCTTTAATCTAGTACTATAAGCTACTGTACTTGTTGAAGCTGTTTGCCCTGCTACTATTAATCTTTCTGAAAATATAGCACATACTTTAGGATTAGTTGGAGCTGCTCTTGTTAATTCTTCAAAGTAATAAGTATTGACTCCACCTGAAACTGTTATTTGAAACTCTGCTACTTTATTAGTACCATCAGTAATATACAAAGTACCATAAGCACCTTCTGATTCATAAAAATCAAATTGATTATTAGTTTGATTAGTTCTTGTTATAGTAGATGCACCAGATAAAGCTGCTGCTAATACTCCACTTTTTTTAACAGCTTGTCCACTTGCACTTGCTGCAACATTATAATCTAAAGTTAATACTGTATCACTTGTAACAGATAATACTCTATAGTTAATACTATTAATTTGTATTCTATCATTAGTAGCAAACTCAGTTGTAAATGATGTACCAGTTCCTGTTACTGTAGCTGAACCAGCAGTAACTGCTACTGTTCCTGTTTTAGCTACATAAGTATTTTTATTAATTTGTAACCAAGTAATACCATCATTAGACCAGTAAATATCTCCAGCTTGACAAGCTACTACTCCACCTGCATAAGCTACTAAACCTGTAATAGTATCTGCAGGAGTTCCTGAAGGAGATGTTGCATTTGCACCACCCCATTTAGTATAACCATTAATTCTTCTATAACCACCTGTTGTAGATGATTCAAAGTTTTCTAATATAGTTGCTGCACCAGGTGTTCTAAATAATGCATGAGAACTTGATACTAAATCTAATCCTCCTGCAACTGTAATAGAAGCTCCTTGTGTTGGCATAATTTTTTATCCTATGGTAGTAAGTAAGTAAACCTTACATCTGACATATATTGTGGCTGAGGTGAATTTAAATTATCAGCCATATTTTGTAATCCTTTTTTATATTCATCTAAAGCTAATTGTGATTGAGCAATGTTATCTTTAAATTGATATAAATAATATCTAGCTCTTGCTAGTAAAACTGGTTTGTATTGTTCTGGAAATAATACTGTATCACCATCTGCTGATAAAGCAGTAGGTCTATTGTATGCAAAGAAATGTATATTATAAACTTTATCAGGTATTGGAGATAATCCAAATCTTCTACCATCTGAACTTCTTATTACTCTTACTGGAGTTGCATAATTATTAGTTCTTGCATTCTGTTCTTCTGAAGAAGCATAGTTACTTCTCCATGTTGTTAAAGTTGTAAAAGGTAATTTATTGTTTGTGTAAGGTGAGTTAGTATCTACTAAAGTAAACATATCCCAGTTTACTGAATCAAAATCTGAATCTATATTTGCAGAACCAGCTTTTAATAAATACCATCTTTGTCCAACAACTGTTGGTACAATTGTATTTCCATAATAAGGGTCATCAGGTACATCTGTACTTAACCATGACCAATCATCAACAGCATCGACTATATCAAAGTAAGCTCTATTAACTACATTAGCTACTTGTTTTTGTATTCCAACTCCTGTAGCTACTGTTGAAACTTCTGGTTCATTTAATTCTACTAATAATTCGTTTACTATTGATTTATATGTTTTTGCCATTTAACAGTTCCATGCCCTTAATGATTTGTTAATTCTTGAATTAGGGTCTCTTGCAGTTTTTTTGGAAGTCAATTTCTTTTTCATTCCTTTCATTCTTGCACAAAAACTTTTTCTTCTTTTATTTCCTACAACTTTACTAGGAGCTTTAAGATTTCTTTTCTTACCAGTTTTTGTTTTACCCTTATTATAAGATGCTCTACCTTTTTTATTTAGACCACCTTTAGGATTTTTGCCTTCTTTCCTAGTCCAAGCAGGAGATGACATTAATCCCATAAAATTCCTTATAATATTATTGCAATAACTAAAACAACAACAGCTACTGCTATTGCTTTTTTATGTTCTTTTACAAAATGTGGTATATGTTCTCTTATATCCATTATAATTTCCTTTTATTAAAATAATGCAAGGGGGATTGCTCCCCCTAACATTTGATTATTGATTAGTCTATTTTGATAATACCAGCACCAACTGATAATTTCTCAAGAACTTTTCTTCCATATACATGAAGACCTCTTACTTGGTCAGCAAATGTAGTTGGACTTCTGAAAGACTCAACTGTGTTCATTGCATTCGCACAAGAAGTACTTCTCATGTGACCGAACTGAACTACTGCTTCAGTAGGTCCAGAACCACCACCAACTTGTTGTGTTTTCAAGTTGTTAGATTTGTACATAGCGAAACCTCTAACTAGACCAGATGCAACAAGACCATTTCTTAATGAACCTTTACCTGCATTGTAGTCAATTGATAGAAGTTTAGATGATGTATCAGCTAATGTATTGTAGAACTTAGGAGCTGCTACGAACCATCTGTTTTCTTCAGGGTTATCTTTTTCATCCATAACTTGTGAGCATGAACTCATAAAGTTTAGAGGGTCAACTTCACCTGATGCGTGTCCAATATCAATCGGAGTTGCAACTTTACCAAAGATAGTTTGAGATGCTGCTACACCATTTGCTGTTGCAATAGGAGTAAGAGAATCTGCTGCTGAACCTGAACCGATAGACTCAGTATACATATGCTCTAATACTTCTGCATCCATTGTATCTTTTAGCTTGTAAGCTGCGTTGTTAGAAGCGATATCAGAAAAATTAATGTGACCAAATCTTTTCTCTAAAGAATCGATTGCAAAACTAAAGTAATTAGCTTTGTCAATAGTTAACACTAATTCATGGTCAGTAATCGCAGTATTAGAAGTAGCTGTACCTCTAGTGTAAGCTGCCACAGACATTTGTGGTTCTTTCACGATATTTACTGTATCACCGAATGATTTGATTTCGCCCATGTAGTCTGTGTTACAGACTGCTTCGACTGTAGATGCTTTTCTTAAAGCCATCCATACTTTTTTACTATATATTTCTGGAACCCAAAATGTATTCGCTTGTGTTCCTGAAGGGTTCTGTCCACCAAAGTTAGTAGTAGAACTTCCTGCAAAGTGTGCCATAATATATTCCTTTTTTGTTGTTTACTTGTTGATAAAAAAGAAAATAAAGTTAATCTTTAATAACTCTACCTTCTGCTTGAGCTGTCATGATATCTTTTTCATATCTTTCAAACTCTTCAACAGACATCTTTTGAATATCTGAGGTTTTGAAAATTGGCTTCTGTCCAGTAGGTTGTCCAATTTGTTCTCTAGTTTTAACTAGCAAATCAGCACCTGCTTTAGGTTGCTTATTTTCAGTAGTAGTTTTTTTATCTAATACAAGTCCTCGGTCTTTTTTATACAGGTCGACTGCTCTTGCTGCAAGTTTACCATTGTTGTTGTTCTCATAAATCCAAGATTTAATTTCCATTGGCTGTTCATCTGCCCAAGCATGAAAATCATCTGATTCTTTAATTTCATTAAAGTCTGGATGAAATTTCGATAACTCTAATTGAGCTTCACGAGCTGCCAAAGCATCATTCTTTTTTTTAAGAGCTTCAACTTCTTCTTGTAAACTTGTCATCTCATTACGAGATTGCAAGTGAGATACAGTTTCCACAACTCCATATATGTCAGGATATTCTTCTTTAAAGACTTTTAATTCTTCTTCAGATTTAGGTGGTGTGTACTTAGGTCGGTTTGCTTGAAGCTGTGCTTTAAGGTCTCCTTCTTTAGAATTCCACTCTCCTAACTTCCTATCATAATATCGTTTTAGGTCGTCATATCTTTTTTTATAGTCAACTTTTGTATAAGCTTTAGTATCAGCAACATTAAGTGCTGATTCTTGTAAAGACTTATCCGAAGTAGCCGAATCTAATGTTTGGTTAGTATCAGGGTTGATATTACTATCAGTAGCTTCTCTAACTAAACCTCTAGGGTCGGTGTTGGCATCTGCTGGTCCACTATCTGCAGAAACAAAATTTGTAGGCATTACATCTTCTGTATGCCATGTTTTATTCCTGTTATAAGGATTCGCTTTGACTTCCTTAGTTTGTCCTTCGTCTTCTTTCATATGTCCTCCTTTAGGGCTTCTTTAACTGTGAAGGTAGCTAAAATTTGGTTATTGATTGAAAACAAAACTACAAGGGCTTCTATTTCTAGAAGGTAGCTTGTTTATTCTTAGAGTACCACTCTAAAAATTCTGTTATGTCAATAAAGAATCATCTGCTATCATGGCAGCATTTTCTTCTTGACTTACTTGTCCAGCATCATAATCTTCTTCTGCTTGTTTCATCATCTTTCTTAATTTGTCTACACCAATATTCTTAACTGCTTTGGCTGTAAATACAAATTCTCCATCTGATAAAAGTGCTGGAATTGAATCTGAAGTTCCATCTCCTGGTCCTTCTACTAATTCATCTTCTGTAAATTCTGTTGCAACTATCTTTGGGATAATTGATTCTAGTTCTGGATGCATCTCAACTGCTTCATCCAATAAATTTTCTTCTTCTTCTGATAATGCTGATGTATCTAATACTGAATCATAATCCATATTATCTTCAGCTTCCATTTCCATATCAGTTTCTGCTATTGCATCTTCTTCTTCCATACCCATAGGTGCTAGTAAAGATTCATCTTCTACCATATCACCTTCGGCATATGCTTGATAATCTTTTCTTTCATCTCTTCTTCCAACTGCACCACCAATATTTAAAGCTAGTGGTGTTTCTTCTGCTATTTGATTTCCATCCATATAGCCACCAGTTGCTGCTTTAACTTTACTTTTCATAGATTCTAATTTTTGAATTTGAGTATCTATATTTTTATGTTCACTTGGTTCAAGAATTTCTTTTTGAGCTTCTAATTTATTAATTTGTTTTTGAATTAATTGGTCTTTAATAGAATCTTTTGCTAATTTAGAATCTCCTGGTAATGGATAACCATCATCTGGATTTCTATCATCATCATCTGGAAAATCATTAGGGTCTACTCTTTTTAATAAAGCAACATCACCTCTACTAAATCTTGTTCTTGATTTACTTAGTAATCTAGAAGGCATACCTTGTCTTGCAGATTCAGGAGTGTTAACATCATAAGGAGTAATACCTTCATCTTTTTCTTCATCCTGTTTAGCAATATATGGAGGTTGAGACATAAGTCCACCTGTAGCCATATTGACTGGTTTTTTATATTTAGCATTCTTGTAGTGCATATTTTTTATCCTCGTTTGTTTATTATAACAATTTAAAACTAATTAGTCAACACTATCTTTTAGTATTTCTCTAACTTGATTAGGCAGGTTCTTCAACCTGTCCAGAAAAAGCCATCTCCCCTGGCATTGCTGGATTGTTTGTTGGGTCAATCCCCTCGCCATTTCCTGCGTTGTTTGGTTCTGCACCTTGTCCAGGTACTCCTCCAGGTGTTTCCATTCCTGGCTGTTGACCAGGGATAGGAGCTTCTTGGCTAGTTCCTTGTTGAGCATTTTGATATCCTATAATTTTAGCATAAATTTCTGCTTCATCTTTAGAATTAATTATTTCATCAGGGTCTAAATCTAGAGAGTATGCTAACTCTTTTATTACCTCTGATATTCTAACGAATGGAGCAATAGATGGATTTTGAATTGTTTGTAAGAACATAGTTAATCTTTGAGACCTAACTTCTTTTCTCATTAAAGAAGAACTACCTGTTGCTTTAATTTCTAAATCACCTATGATTGGTAAATCACCTTCATAGAATTGCATATTCCATTGGAACATTGCTTCACCTAAAGGTTTAATTAAGCTGTCATCAATATTCTTAATGACTGTTTTAATATTTAAAGATGCAGCACCCATAAGCATTGACATACCTGATGCTGTTCTAGTCATACCTGTTACTCCTGTTTGACCATGTGAGTAAGAAGGTATCCCTGTTGATTCGTCTGCAAGTTGTCTGAACTTATCAAACATCTGCATATTTTCATTTGCAGTATTAGGAAACTTAATTCCATAAATTGCTTGACCTGGAACTCCAGCTTGTCTTTTAAAAATTTTTCCTGGGTATACTTCCATGTTTTGATTTTGAACCAATGCTGATTCATCAATATCAAAAACTAAGTTACCTGCTAATGCTAAATTATCAATAGCCATTCTTGCATGACCATTCATAATAGATTGTGCATCATCCATATTTTCTGGAACACCTATTCCAAAAAACTGATATGGATTTGTTTCATATGAAAAAGATTGATAAGGTAATCTAAATGGAGTAAAAGGATTTTCTACAATTCTAATTATCTTACCATTAGAAACCCATATGTTAACTTGTACTTCTTCAAAGTCTTCTACTTCTTCATCAATCTCTAAACCATTTTCTCTAGCAGCTAATGCATCTATAGTTCCCCAGTATTCTAATACTTCATATCTATTTTTTTCTAAATCACCAAAAGAATTATTCTCTGCATCAATAGATGTTTCCCAACTTTTCTTATCATACTTTGGACCCATCTCTAAACATTTATAAATATTTTCTTTATTAAAGAAAGGTCTGTTTAATAAATCTTTAAACTGATGTCTATTTAATCTATGTCTTTGAATAACATATTCTGCTTCTTCCATAGTTCTAGCATTAGGGTCTGGATAGAAATCCCATATGCTAACAAATTCTACTTTAGGAACTTTAACTGATTCAGCTTGATATTGTCTACCATTACCACTATCAGTATACTTATGTAAAGTTTTATTATAAGTAAAAGGTCCTTTTATAATTCCTGTACCTAATAAACAAGATTCAAAGATTGCACTTCTTAATGCAACATTAGCATCTGTTTCATCTAATTGGTCTTCAATTAATTTATGTAATCTTCTTGCTGCAATTTGTGCAGGTTTGATTTGTGGCATTTCAGGAACTGGAGCTGGTCCTGAAGATAAATCTGCTTCTTCAAATTCTTCTTGTAGTCCACCTAAATTAACACCACCTAAACTATCAAAGGTTGCTCCTGGTGGTAAAGTATTTCCATCACCTGGATAACCTAATCCACCATTTTCCATAGGAGGTTCACTAGGACTATAATCTAAGTTACCTTCTATCTGTGGTTCGATTTGGTCAACACCCATTTCCTCTTTCATAGGATTCATGTGTGCATATTTATCTATGCCTTCAGGTACAACTGTCTCTTCAATTGTTAATGGAAATTTTCCTGTTCCAAATAGTACATCTATAATTTGTCCATAAGCTGCTAAAACTTTTGTCTTAGTAACTTTAACAAATACTCTTGACTTTTCATGTTCAGTAAAATGAATATTTTTATAATACTTACCACGATAATTATGATAAGCTTGTAACCACCTATCTTCATCATCACCTCTCTTATCAGAGCATTGACTAAATTTAGAATTGATATCAATTACTAAAGGTGCTAACTCTTCTAATTTTTCTTCTTCTTGCATAGAAGAATCCATCGTTTCATCAACTGCCATACAATTCCTATTTTGTTATACTATTTGTAGATAACTATAATAATACACTTAT